CGGCACCTTATTTCTGGAACACATTACACGCTAGATCGCACGTTGTTGAGGCATACGAGCCCGACAAAATACGAGCTGTCTTTGGCGCAACTTGGCTTAAGTTGAAGACTGAGCTTATGTTTGTTTGGCCAATGGAAAACAGCTACCTGAATCGAGGACATGGACGTCTTCTTTGGGGATACGAGATCATGCGCGGAGGATGGAAGAAGATATCACGAGACGCGACTGCCAAGTTACACGGGCAGCCCAACTCAGTGTTGTCTTGCGACTGGTCGCAATTCGACAAACGTCTTCTTTTTACACTTATGACTGTTGTTTTCACAATCTGGAGATCATACTTTGACTTCAGTTCATACGAGGAAACCTCCTTTTACAACGGAGACCGAGCGAAATGTGACCCCACCCGAATTCAAAACCTTTGGGACTGGATGACCTTGACCGTTCTGAGCACACCAATCTTGCTACCTAACCACACCCTGTGGAAATGGAGACGCAATGGATTTGGATCAGGATATCAAATCACACAGTTAATGGACACTTTCGCCAACGCCATCATGCTGCTGACATGTTTGTCAGTGCTAGGGATAGATATCTCAAGCGAAAGATTTTGGTACCTCATACAAGGTGACGATTCAATCGTTGCTTTTTCCGAACGAATGGCTGAGCTATACGGCGAAACATTCTTAGATGAACTAGAGAAAGTCGCCCTAAAGTACTTCAACGCTAAGCTAAACGTTAAGAAGTCCAAGATCTCAACAAGTCTAGACCGACACAAGGTCCTAGGTTACGCATATCACAACGAGCTACCATTCCGTGCCACGGATGATTTACTTGCTCATTTGCTGTACCCCGAAGGACAATTCGATAGTTATCAACGAAAGATTTCTGTCGTTGTTGGACTAGCTTACGCAACATGCGGAACGAATGACGAGTTCTACTACTTTCTGCGATACCTTTACAGAAAGTTAGAAAAACGAGGACTCCAAGCGAGGAAGCAAGATCTACGCTGGCTTACCAAAGCCGGCCTGCTTCACGACTGGGACCCCGAGAACCTATCGTTTCCCGACAAAGAAGAGATGTTATCTAACGTTCTATCTCCACACCGACGAGAAGAACGCGAATGCGAGAGCATTTGGCCCACTAAACCCGGAGTTTATGGAAGATTTCATTTTATACATTCTTAGGTTTGCAATTTCCTTTTG